CCGCCGGCCGCCTGGATGGTGGCGGGCATGGCACTGATCGGACTCGGCCTGATGTCCATCCGGAGGGCCTGATGGGATTCTTCTCCGACCTCGTGGCGCCGGCGATCGGGGGGACGTACAAGTCCTGGGACGACTTCTGGTACACGCGCGATCCGCGCTTCGCCAGCGCATCGCACGCCGGCATCTCCACGAGTCCCGAGCAGGCGATGCGGCTCGGCGCGGTCTACGCCTGCGTCCGCATTCTCGCCGACATGGTCGGCTGGCCCCCGCTCCATACGTACCGACGGCGCGACGGGGGTGGGAAGGATCGCGCCGTCGACGTCGATGTCTATCCGTTGCTCCGGCGCCGGCCGAACGCCTACCAGACGGCGATCCGCTGGCGCCAGGTCGGGATGCGGCACGTGCTGCTCCGCGGCAACTTCTACAACCTCATCGTCTCGTCGACGCGGCGCGTGCGCGAGCTGGTCCCGCTCGACCCTGACCGCATGACGGTCAAGCTCCTCGACAGCGGCCGCCGCGGGTATCTCTACCGGTCCATCGGTAAGGAGCCGATCCCGCTCACGCAGGATGAGGTCTTCCACGTGATGGGCATGTCGCTCGATGGCGTGACCGGCTGCTCGGTGATCGAGTACGCGCGCGAGAGCATCGGGCGCTCGCTCGCCGAGGAGGCCTACGCCGCCCGCTTCTGGTCGCAAGGGGCTGCCACGCGAGGCGCGCTCGTGACTGACGCGAAGCTCGACAAGGAAGCGCGGAACCGCAATCAGGAGGCCTGGCAGGAGGCGCAGGGCGGCTGGTGGAACAGCCACAAGGTCGCGATGCTCGAGGGTGGGTTGAAGTGGGAGCAGATCGGCGTCTCCGCCCGCGACGCCCAATATATTGAGGGCCGGGAGTTCAGCGTTTCGGACATCGCCCGTTGGTTCGGCGTGCCGCCACACATGATCGGGGACGTCGAGCGCTCCACGAGCTGGGGCACCGGCATCGAGCAGCAGTCGATCGGCTTCCTCCAGACGACCATGGAGCCCTGGTACACGCTCTGGGAACAGGAGATCGATCGCCAGCTCCTCGAGGACGACGACGACCTGTTCTCCGAGTTCCTGCGCGATGCCCTCCTCCGTGCGGACCTCGAGGCTCGCACATCGTCGCACCGCCAGTACGTCGATGGCGGCATCCTCTCGGTCAACGAGGTGCGGGACCAGCTCAACCTGAACCCGATCGAGGGCGAGGCGTACGAGAAGCCGCTTCGCGCCGAGAACATCGGCGGTGGCGGCGACCCGGCCGCACCGGCGGTGCAGCGCCGCGGCGGTGGGGAGGCACTCCCCGAGCCCGTCGACGACGATGCCGACGCCCGGGCCCGCGGCATCGTGCTCCGGGCCGCGACGCGCGTCGTCGGGAAGGAGATCGGCGCGATTCAGAAGTGGGCGCCGCGATACGCCGCGAATCCGATTGGCTGGCGGGAGTGGGTCGCGGACTTCTACGGGAAGTTCGTGCCCGTCCTTGGGGAGGCGCTCGGGATCGACGAACAGGCCGCGCGCCGGTACGGCGCCGCGCACACGGCCGAGTTGCTCGAGCGGGGGATCGCCGTGCTGGAGGAATGGGACCGACACGCGCCGGCGGCCCTCACCGCCATGGCGCTCGGGGAGGCGGTGGTCATTGCATGATCCCTGACGCTGCGTGGCGCCGGTATCGGGAATTGGCGTCGCGGCACGATTACGTCATGCCGGCGGCCCCGTTGACGGCTCAAGAGAAGATCGCCGCCCTCTCGGCTCAATGGTTTGGTCTCGGATGGGGGTGGGTAAATATCGGCCTGTCACCATGCGCCGCGGTGGCGAAGCTCCGTGGAGTCGAGTTCATTAGCCGGCCTGATGGATCGCTCACGTGTTCGAGTCGGCGGCTCTTTCGACAAGTGGCGTTCCTAAGCCAAACAGTTCGGGATGTTGCCGGATGGCTCGGGTTCGAGGACACGGACGCATTTATCGTGGCGCTTCGGAGCGAGGGCCGCGAGGTCTTGAAGAGGGTCCCGACGGAGATCCTTGCGGAACAGCATCAGACATGGAGGACAAAATGGGACAGCGCTACGCCCGCGTCATAAAGTTCGTCGCGGAGCACCCGTGGGCGATCCTGCCGGCTCGACTCGACTCGATTGTCGAGGTGCTCGAGCTCCGAGCGGCTGGCAGCATGTTCACCGATGAGGAGATTCAGGCCCGGATCGGTGCGGCGGCCCCGCGTGCCGCCCAGCCAGGCGGGCCCGTGGCCGTGCTGCCGCTCCATGGCATCATGGCGCCCCGGATGAACGTCATGACGCAGATCAGCGGCGGGACCTCGGCCGAGATGTTCGGTCGCACGTTCCGCGCCGCGATCGCGGATCCGGACATCGCGGCGGTCGTGCTCGACGTCGACTCACCCGGCGGCTCCGTGTTCGGCGTCGAGGAGCTGGCCGCCGTGATCCGATCCGGGCGTGGCCGGAAGCCGATCATCGCCGTGGCGAACACCCTGATGGCGAGCGCGGCCTACTGGGTCTCAAGCCAGGCCGACGAGATCGTGGCAAGCCCGAGCGCGCAGGTGGGGAGCATCGGGGCCGTGGGCATCCACCAGGATATGTCCGGCGCCGAGGAGAAGCTCGGCGTCAAGACGACCCTGATCACCGCGGGCAAGTACAAAGGCGACGGCAACGAGCACGAGCCGCTCTCCGACAGCGCCCGCGCAACGATGCAGCAGCTCGTCGACACCTACTACGCAGCGTTCGTGCGGGACGTGGGCAGGGGTCGGGGTGTCACCGCGGACCAGGTCCGGGAAGGCTACGGTGAGGGCCGCATCCTCTCGGCCCCGGACGCGCTCCGCGAGGGCCTCATCGATGGCATCGCGACCCTCGATCAGGCCATCGGCCGGCTGGCCGGCGGTGGCAAGCGAGTCTCCACGAAGGCCGAGGCCGAGCCGACGCCGATCGCGGCCACCGAGGAGCCGCCAGCCATCACGGACGTCGGGCAGGAGGAGATCGCCGAATTCCGGCGCCGCCTGGCGGCGATGGCGTGACCTGTCCACGCTGCGGCGCGTCGGTCGAGCGCAAACCCGGACCAGGGCGGCCACCGGAATACTGTTCGTCCCAGTGTGGGCGGGATGAGCGGAACCAGCGGATCAAGGACCGCGCGGCAATTTCCGCTAAATCGTGACTTGACGGAGGCGCGGCGACTGCCGTAGCGTCACCAGTCGAACGCAGGACTGCTCCCGACACTCCGTGGCTCTACGCCGGCGGTGAGGGGGCGGACATCGCAGCGAGACGCAGGGCCTCTACGGCGCCTGTGAGCTGTTGGCACCGACCAATCAACGGTCGTGGTGTCGGGCTCACAGGCGCTTTCTCTTCTGCCCGGCACCCCACCCACACACGGGGAGGCCCGGCATGACGAAGCGGCATCGGCAACTGCTCGCCCACAAAGCGGAACTCGAGTCCCGCCGGAATGTGCTCTCCAAGGAAGGGCAGACGATCGGGGACACGGCCGAGGCGGAAAAGCGCCAGTTCACGGCCGGCGAGCGCAAGCGTCGGGATGACATCCTGGCCGAGCTCGACGAGCTCCGGGGCGAACTCGACACCGTCCAGTCGGACATCGCGGCCGAGGCGCGGCTCGAGGAGCATGAGCGGGGGGACATCCTCCGGGCCACCCGGCCCGATGGCAACGCGCCGCTCCTGACCTCGCCGTACGAGTTCGCGAGCTTCGGGGAGTTCCTGCAGGCCGTGGCCTGCGCCAATGCTCCCGTCGTGGCGTCGCGGTTCGGGCAACAGGCCGAGCTGCTGCTGAACAAGCTCAACGCCTACCAGGCGGCCGCCAGCGGCCTCTCGGTGGGCGTGGGGGCGGACGGCGGCTATCTGGTCCGGAAGGACTGGTCGACGGCGATGCTGGACCGGGCGACCGAGCAGGCGGTGCTCCTCCCGCGCACCCGGAACGTCCCGGTGGGCGGAGACTTCGACGCGCTCGAGTACCCCTTCATCGACGAGACGAGCCGGGCCACCGGCTCGCGGTGGGGGGGCGTGCAGGTCTTCCGGAAGGCCGAGGCGGCGACCGTGACCGCCAAGCAGCCCAAGATCGGGCGGGGTGAGATTCGTCTCGAAGAGATCATGGGCCTCGCCTACGCGACCGAGCGCCTGCTGCGCGATGCCACGGCATTGCAGGGGATCCTCGGGAGCGCGTTCGAGTCGGAGTTCGCCTTCACGGTCGACAACGAGATCTTCCGCGGGACCGGGGTCGGCCAGTGCCTCGGGTTCTTCACGACGCCGGGCCCCTATGTCGAGGTGGCCAAGGAGTCGGCGCAGGTCGCCGATACCGTGGTGGCGGCGAACGTCCTGAAGATGTACGCGCGGATGCCGTCGCGTCTGAAGGCCGGGGCGGTGTGGCTGGTCCATCCGGACGTGATGACCCAGCTCCCGCTGATGGCGGTTGGCCAGCAGCCGGTGTGGCTGCCGCCGGGGGCGCTCACGCAGGCGCCGAACGGGCTGCTGCTCGGCAAGCCGGTCGTGGAGATCGAGCAGGCCGAGGAGCTCGGCAAGCACGGCGACATTATGCTGGTCAACCTGAACGAGTACGTGACCGTGACGAAGGCCGGTGAGGGCCTGCGCTCGGACACTTCGATGCACGTGCGGTTCCTGTTCGACGAGATGGCGTTCCGGTGGGTCTACCGGATCAACGGACAGCCGACCTGGAAGACCTCGCTCACGCCGTTCAAGGGCTCGAGCACGCTGAGTCCGTTCATCGGCCTGGCCGACCGCGACTAGGAGGACGCACACATGGGGAGCAGGCTCTCGGAAGAAGTCGGAATCATCCCGCTGTGGGAGGCGAAGGACTGGACCGCCGGTGCGGATAGCGAGTCGTTCGAGCTGTCGAAGGGCGCGCTGGCTGACATCATCCTGACCACCGGCGTGCTGACGGTCCCGGGCGCCCTGTCGCTCTTCTCGGGGGCGACGGCGGCGGCCAAGACGACGGCGCTGCCCTTTACCTATCGGCTGAGCACCGCCGACTATGCCGCGGCCGGCGCGGACCTGTACGGCGCCGACGTGGCGGAGGCCGACGGCATTCTCACGCTGTCGGCGACGGCGCACGACCATCGCGTGATCGTGATTTCGATCGCGGCGGCCGATCTGCCCGTCGGGCACCAGTGGGTCACCGCCGCGATCGCGGCCGGGACCGCGCAGGTGCTCGCGGCCGTTGCGATCGTTCGCGGCGTGCGCTACCAGCCGCCCCAGACGGCGATCTAGGGGGAGCAGTGGGCGTCTCACCGGCCGCGCAGCAGACGTACACGCTGCTCGACGAGGTCCTGGCGGCCGCCGTCACCGCGGAGATTCGTCCCGCGGCGGGGGCGGTGGCCGTCGGGGGTCGGGCCGAGAGTCTGCTGCTCTATTGCGAGTTCGTGCGCGCCGGTGGCGGGACCACGGCGAAGGCGTGGGTGCAGACGACCTTCAATGACGGGGTGAGCTGGGTTGACATCGCGAGCTTCGCGTTCACCACGACCGATGCCATCCGCGCCTATCACCTGACGGCGGCGGCGGTCACGAGCATCGCCACGCCGACGGATGGCACGCTGGCCGACAACACCAGCGTCAACGGCCTGCTCGGCGCCCAGTTCCGCGTGAAGATCACGACGACCGGGACGTACACCGGAGCGTCGTCCTTCAAAATCTGGGCGATGCCGACATAGGAGAGGGGCACTGATGCGCGTCAAGATCAAGAGCGGCAACCTGGCGGGGACGATCCAGGACCTCCCCGACGCGGCCGCACAGTCCCTGCTCGACACCGGCTTCGCGGAACGGCCGTCGCCTTCGCCCGACCCCGTCCCACCGCCAGCCACGGCGCCTGACGCTGCCCCCGACGCTGCGGCCGTCGAGCCGCCGGAGCGGGCCGTCGAGCCACCGGCCCGCCGGCGGCGTTGGTAGTTCATGCCCGTCACCGCGATCGCCCCCAACGCCAACGCCCTGGTCACCGTCGAGGAGGCCCGCGCCTTCTTCCCTGGCATGACCAGTACGGCGGTCAACGACATGCTCCAGGTCCTGGTCAACCGCGCCTCGGACTTCTGTGAGAGCGCGCTCGGCGCCGGCCGTCCGCTGCGACGGCGCGCCTTCAGTGACCTTCGGCTGCCAGGGCAGGGCGGGCTGATGCTCTTCCCACCCGTCACGCCGATCGACGTCACTGCCCCGATCGCGCTGTCGGTGGACGGCGTCGCGCAGACAGTCTGGAAGGCGGAAGCCGATGGCGACCCCGCGCTGAAGGACGTCATCGTCGGGGCGGTGGAGCCCGGCGTCCCGAGCCACTTCTACCGCGCGTGCGGGTGGCGTGGGTGCACGCCCTATCCCGTCCTGCTCTCGTACACCGGCGGCTGGGCGGCCGCGGAGGACACCGACGGTCTCACGCTGCCGGAGCACGTCAAGCATGCCGCGTTGCTCGTGGTGCAGACGCTCTACCGCCACCAGGAGAAGCAACTCACCGACGTCGGCAGCCTCAGCGGCGGCCCGGCGGGCGGCAGCGTGACCTTCACGACGCTGGCCTCGCTGATTCCCCAGTACGCGAGGCAGGTCCTCGAGAGCTTGAGCGCGCGGAGCATGTGATGCAGGTCCAGGTCACGAAGACGGGCCCGCTGTTCGAGAAACCGGATCTCCTGCTGGCCGTGCACCGTGCCATGCAGGACGGGGCCTTGCTCGTAGGCCGGCGCATGGCGGCGCGGCTGTCCGCGCACCGCGGTCCGGGCCGCCACGGACACCTCGCGGACGCGGTTCGGACACGGGTTGAGGTTCGCGATGGCCGCGTCGAGGGGGCCGTGTTCCTGGGCGGCAAGGGGGCGTTCAAGGGCGTGTTTCTCGAGAAGGGCACGCGGGCCGTCAGCGTGCGACGGCGCGGCCACGGGCCCTTCACGTATCCGACCGAGCGCCGGGATCGTGCCGTGGTCCGCGCGACGGGGCATCACGCGGCACTGCGCGTGAATGGCCGCTTCTACGCGCGCCTGCCGCGGCATGGGATGCCGGCGCGGCCGTTCGCCGCGCCCACGCTCGACGAGACGTGGCCCCAGGTGCGCGAGCTCCTCCAGGACGCCGCCGTGAGGTTGTTGAATGGCCGATGAAGGCCCGCGCGAGCTGTTCCTCGAGGGCCTGCGGCCGCTGCTCGAGGGCCTCACGGGACCGCGGTACTGGGGCGGGGCCTATCCCAACGCGCCGACAGTGATCCAGCTCTGGAACGCCGAGTTCCAGGTCAACCAGTTCCCCTGGATCGGGATTCTCGAGGTGTCCGGGTCGCAGACGGGTCACCCGGAGGAGGACACGCAGGAGCGGTACGAGGACCGGTATCGCCTCGAGCTGCACTGTTACGTCGCGGGCGATGACGTCGAGCACCCGCGGCTGTGGGCAGGCCGGCTCAACCGGGACATCAAGCTGACGGTGCGCACGGCGATCGCGCCCGACGGCCCCCTCTACGGACTCGCCCTCTGGGTCGACTTCGGATCCGAGGAGATCAGCTTCAACGAGCAGCACGCCTACCTCGTGCTGCCGCTCACGGCGCACCTGGCGGAGCCGCTGGCCGCGTAGGCGGCGGCGAAAGGAGAGGACCCATGGCGATCACCGGGCAAGTCGGTCTCAACGTCCAGCTCACGGATACGCGCTCCGGCGATCTCGAGAGCGGCAGCCTCAAGACGGTCATGCAGCAGGCGTGGAGTCTGACGGCCGCCGGGGTCGGCGCCGACCAGGCCGACCTGCTCTGGTCGGACAAGCGCACGCTCGCCGCGAGCGCCAACGAGGATATCGACGTCGCGGGGGCGCTGACCTCCCTGTTCGGCGCGGCGGTGTTCGTGAAGGTGAAGGCGGTCGTAATCGTGTCGCTGCCCGCGAACACGACCAATCTGACCGTCATTCGCCAGGCGACGACCGGGCTGCCGTTCCTGCTCGCCGATGGCGACGGCTTCATCTTGGGGCCGGGGGACATCTTCCTGATCACGCGGCGCGGGGCCGCCGGCATCGCCGTCTCGGCGGGCGCCGACGACGTCATCAACGTCGCCAACGCGTCGGGCGCGTCGGCCGACTACTACATCCTCATCCTCGGGACCGCGTCGTAGGGCGTGACGGAGGAGGAAAGGAGCCACTGCGATGAGTCTTGCGACGCAGGCCAAGGGCACGCTGCTCCAGGTCGAGACCGCCGAGGGGTCCGGCGTCTACGTGACGATCCCGGAGATCGGTGACATCACGGGGCCGGACGTCGATGCGGCCGAGGAGGACGTCACCTCCCAGGACACGTCCGGCAACGACAGCGAGACGCTGGTTACGCTGAACCAGCCGCGCCAGGTCTCATTCCCGCTCAGCTATATCCCGGGCAACGCGCTCCACAAGCAGCTGCGCGCCGACGGGGACAACAAGACGCAGCGCAACTACAAGCTGGTGGAGCCGTCGCTCGAATACACGCTCTTCCGGGCCCAGGTGAAGGCATTCGGCCGCATGGCTCCGGTGCGCGGGGTCCGCAAGCGCCATGTCACGCTGCGCCTGAACGGGCCGCCGACCTATTCGGACTAGTTCACCACCGCGCGGCCTGCTCGGCGTCGGCCTCGTCTCCGGGGCTGGGCGCCAATGGCTGGGGTAGCGCGACGCCGAGCACCAGCTGGCCGCGCCAGACGGGCTCCACCAGCGAGCTCGAGAGGAGAGGAGACGCACCATGGCCGTCCGATCGATCACGACGCGCCCGACCGTATCGCCCGAAGCCCTGCGCCGCACGCTGCCCTTCGGGGTGACGGCGGTCCGGCTGGCGACGTCGGTGATCCAGTCACTCATGCCGAACCGTCAGACCAAGCTCACGCACGCCGAGGCCGCGCAACTCGTCGAGGCCGACGACCTGGACGCGATCATCGTCTTTCAGTGGGCGAGCCTCGCGAGCCAGGACGATCGCATCAACCAGAAGGACGTCTCGGACGTGGTCTCCGCGGAACTGCGGGCCAAGCGCGTCACCGTGCATGACTACGTGGAGCCGATCCTGTCCGGTCTCGAGGAGGCCGGGCTCATCGAGCGTCGGCAGCTCCAGGATGCGTCGGAGGAGGGGGCCGCCGACGGACCCGCGGGCCCTTGGTCGGGCCGGCCATCCGGCGACGCATAGTCGCCGGCCTCGATTTCGAGGCCTGGTATCGGGAGACGCGGCCGGTCGCGATCGGCCTCGGCCAGCTGCACCCGTGGGAATTCGCGCGGTACACCGTGGCGGAGGTCGAGATGCGACTGGCTGGTGTCCTCGTGGAGCAGCCTGAGCGCGCGCGCGATCTGCTCGCGTGGCTGGCCCTCCACACGACCGAGTACAAAGAGGGCACGACCATCGTCGATCTCCTCCATCGGGAGCCGCTGCCACTCGACCCGCGCTTCCAGGAGCCGGACCCCGACGCCGGATTGACCGACGAGGAGCTCGAGCAACTGGCCGACGATGAGGCCGACGCGCGCATCGCGATCATGCGCAACGCCGGCTATCCCACGGGCCGCGTGA